TTTCGCTCACAACGTTTATGTTGTTCTTTTTTGAGTATCTATAACAGTTTTGGCACGCTTTCGCCATTCTAGCTGCTTATCTTTATTTGCAAGTCAATTATGACCACAGCTAGCACATGCGCGCTCAAACGTCGCTACAACGTTAAGCTTTGATTTACGAACGTGAAGTCAAGTACTATCACAAAGAGCGTCATCACGCTGATACAATCAATGCTCTCAATAAGCAAAACGCTTCCCATACGAAAACCTTTTAAACTTATGCGTAAGACTTAAGCGAACATGTCACCCCTACGGTTGATTTATTCCTACATCACTTACTCAGAGCCTTCAGCGCAACGCTAGTTTCGACTGATGACGTACGCAAATGGTTTATGCCTAGGTTCAGAAAATTCTGGAAGTATTGCAACACGAATGATCCCTCCCCTGGTCAAGCTATACCTACCGAACTCTTTACGAATCCGGAACCTCCACCGAGGCCCCCGCGTGAAGAACGCCCCTTCAGACCCTATAGAGATGATCACGAACCTAATCGGACCCGCTTCAGTAAGCCGCCGCCACCTCACCGCGCTTTCAGACGTGAAAATGCAGAATTGACTACAACTCATCCAAGTGATGATTCCGACGATTAAAGCGTCACCAATTCAGTCATTGACACTAACGAACTTCCTTTAACTTGGAACCGCCTTGAAAAATTCAGTGTGCACTAAAAGCATCAATTGTACTTTGAGAATTTTATCTCAGGTTGCAATAACATCTTTGAAGTAACTAAACGTTATCTGCCTGGACGTGAAGACTGGAATTATTCAGTTAAGATCCCTGATCCACATCCTATCGACAGCTACGTGCACGCAGCTTTGCAAGATTAAGGTATTATTAGTACCAACGAGTTGAATAACTGGAAAAGAGTTAACACCACTTTCCCACTTATGCTTAAACACTTGCATAAATTCGACAAAGCGAATAGACGCATTTCTGATAAAGAAATGGAACCCTTGTTTAAAGTCGCCGATGAACTCGCGAACAGCCTTTCAATTACCGAAGACATGCGCTCTCACGCCATACGCTTCTTTGACGATGAAGACTTCAATGAAATCTATGATTACATTGATTTGACAACATCCTCAGGACTCGAATATAAAGTTCGTGGCCTACATAAGAAACGTGACGCTTTCAAATACGCTATGCCGCATGCCAAAGAGTATGTTAATGCTGGAAGACTTACCCGTCCCTAAATATGGGCGCTCTCTTAACGAGGCAAACTCATGGAACGAGAAAAGCCAGATGCTGGACGCAACGTCGTCTATCCCCCAGAATGCAATTTCCTTGCTGCCTGTAGATGGTCCGCCGTCATTATGAACGTGTGGATAAAGAATTACCTCAGGTTCGGAAACGCTATCGGCCACTCATGGTTTCACGATGGTGCTCACAAACTGATGAAACACATCTAAGATTGGCATAAGGTCGATTCTTACGAGAAATTGTAATACATGTCACTAGACATTGCTAGTTGGGATGCTTGCATCACGCCACAACTTCTTGAGCTAGCCTGCTACATGAACAGGAAGACACTTGACAGACTCCAATGTCCCTAGAATCTTCTCTACCTAATGGAGTCACAATACGCCGACATGATAAACTCAGTCATCATGCTTCCCGGCATAAAACGCTTCATTCAAACTAAAGGTGGAATGAAATCTGGATGGTGCCTCACCGCGCAAGACAATACAGCCGTTCATTTATGCATTGTTAGAGCCTACCTCAAAAAGCGGGGTTATATTGATAAAATTTTGCCTCTCCTGTATGGTGACGATAATTTCCTTATTGGAACCGTTCAGAACAACCTGCTAACTACGGAGTTCTACGAAGACATTCGAGAATGGTACGCACGTTTCAACATGACGATCAAGAATGTACCGGTCTCAACCAGTCTACTAGACAATGAATTCCTTTCGCGCTATTTAATGCCCGTCGCTACCAAGACCCTTGGAGTGAAACACATACCCTGGCGTCCTACGCTCGACTCAGCTATACGCTTAGCCTATCCCGACACGCCCCACGTCACAAGACCGTCCGAAGGTAAACAAGCCTGGGAAGACACATGTGCAAGATTATGTGGACACTATATCGACAACTATTATAATAGTGAAATTCGATCCTTCTGTGAAGAAACACTGCGCAAGATATGTGAAGAACACGGAATACAAGTCGTTCGACCTACCCATTACAGACGTGATTGGTATGCCGCTGGACTCATTAACATCGATGACGATATGCTCAACGTTGAACAACTGTTCAAGAGTGTACCTGCCTTATACGGTGAAACTGTCCTTGACGAAATTCCAGAGGTTTTGAACTTCGAACTTTACAACCAACGCTATGCTAGTCATGCTACACTTCCGCTGTCCTATGACCAAACTAGCATCTGTGATTAACGCAGAGTCGACCGTCTTCAACGCCGACTGAACAGAATGTCAGAAAATCGAGAAGAAGTACACAATCCAGCAACGCGCCACCGCGCCAAAGTTAGATTGCTCCGTCACAACATGCTTAGATGCATTTAAGGCACTTCAGGTTACCGAATGCTTGAAATTTGGCACCAAGCTAAACTTCCTCAAGCTGGAGAAATCCTACTCGTCGGTTGCCACCCTGGCTCAGATATCAACGCCGCCTAATTCTACAATACCCGTGAATTAGCATGCGAACGTCAGTTCCCCAAGATATATGCCGTTTCGGAACACCCACCCGAAGATAGAGTCTTTATGTCCAAAGCACGTTTCCGCTACAATGTGGAAGTAGTTAAACAGGATTTCAGAGAATACGACTTACCTCGATAAGCCAATGTTCAAATTGCTCACATCGACGCGACCCACTGGTCTCAATCAAATGACTCATATCGCAGTCCTGATTCCCAATGGGATCTAATCCGCCCAATGATTGTTAGATGCCGCAACTGGAGAATTCCAAGTATCACTTTCCGCCTTAGTGGTTTTAGTGAAACGATCGCCTCAGATCTCTTTGAGAATTTTATCCGCCGCGCACACGACTTTAAGATCATTAGATCGAGTTTCGGCCACCGCAATAACTGCGACATTATGGTTTCCTTGAAACATAAGTACACCGAATCCCTCCCTAAAATGTCTTTTGGTTGCTAAGCATTCAAAGTCATGGCCATGGACTGGTTCACCCAGATCATGTTTGATAGGATCACCGCCTCCCACACGCTCGACAAGAGTTTACGCGACAATGCTCAAACCAGCAATCCTCTCAAAATTGATGAGGACTATCAGCAACAACTGCACGCCACCATTGGTCTCGATTACAGAGAACTGATGAAGTTAGACCCTCGCGGTCCACAGACGCCAGATCCACTGGAAGAGCTACGCCTGAACACAACGGCGCAAATACAAAACGCAAGTCACAAACTAATTCAATGAAAGAGAG